ACATACAAGTAGACTCAAGGGATAGCGTGGCAGAACACAGAAACCGATTACCCTACAAGGAAATAGATGATAGTGAACAAGAGGACGAGTGGGAATACAAACCAGATGATTTTGAATGATAACTAATTAATTTTACTTAAATTTGAACCACCATGATAGATATAGACAGCCTTCCTGAAGACCGAGATGAAAAAGCTAAAGAGTTCCTTGGAATTTGGCGGGAGAAAAAAGAATCCTATGGATACGATGAAGTAGTAACACTCCTTACTACCTACGAATCACTAATACGAATACAAACGACAACAGAACAAATCAATAAATTTTACAGCAATGAAGAAAGCAAAGTTTAAAAGTATCGAGTACGCACCTAAGTCTTGGGATGGAGGGGCTAAACCCATGTGGTTCCACAAAGTCGTAATGGACAACGGAGATAGCGGACAAATTACAACCATGAGCGATAAGCCAGATTGGCTAGTAGTAGGTGGAGAGATTGAGTACTCCTTGCTCACGGATAAGAAAGGAAACCCTAAGATTAAAAAAGAGTACACCCAAGGTGGCGGTGGTAAGAGTGGTGGGTATAAGAAGCCTAGACTTGAACTGGTTGACATCAAGCGTATGTGTAAGAGTAATGCTGTTCATGCTGTTGTAAGTGTGAATAGTACTAAGGGGTCTGAGGTTCTTAGCGGGAAAGACCTAGCTACAATACTAGAGTTCACCATTGGAGGACTAACAGACGGAATTGAAAAGTTTGGAGAGGATGATTCCCTTCTTACTTCCCGACTCTCGGCAGTAAACAACGCAGCTATAATGGCAGCGTACAAAGAATTTAAAGACGGTAAAGACCTAGTAACAGAGGCAACCAAATTGTTTAACTATATAACAGCTAAGTAACATGAATAAAGTAATACTAATTGGAAACGTAGGAGCCGACCCCGAGGTAAAAGAATTCTCGGGAGGAAAAGTGGTGAAGCTACGAATAGCAACAACAGAACGCTACAAGAATAAAAACGGAGAGAAACAAGAGAAGACCCAATGGCACAATGTTGACGTATGGAGAGAAGCACTTCAAGGAGTGGTAGAAAGCTACGTTAAGAAAGGTGACCGTATCTCTGTTGTAGGAAGCATTGAGTATAAAGAGAATGATGGTAAGTGGTACACCACTATTATGTGTAATGAGGTTCATCTGTTAGGAAGCTCGGAGGGTTCTCCCGCGAGTAAGCCAAGAACAGCAGCAGCACCGCAACCTGTAGCTAATGATGCTGAGAGTTTGAACGATGACTCTGAGCCTCTTCCGTTCTAAAGCAAAGCCTTCGGGCCTATTATTATTATTGAATCATTTATATAATTAACAACAACCGCCCATTACTTGGGAGATTATTGGAGAGAGTGAAGATGGTTCTCTGGTGAAATATATCGGGGATAGGGGGGCTACGAGATGTAAGTCTTGTCCTTATCCCCGTTTTTTATTAAAACACATAAACCAAAGCTACCGCAGGGCGAAGTCTTGGTCTAAGTCGTGGTAGGTGATAACAACCTCTTCTCCTTTTGAAAGAGCGTCAGCTACCTTTGGATACATCTTCTTGTAAGCATTACCACTTCCACCAATAAATCCTTCCTTGGCGCTCTCACCCACAAGTAAACACCCTGCCGTGTTCTCGTCGGTATTACCCAAATGGATTAGGATGTACTCGAAGTTGGGTACGTTACGAACCCACAGCATACCCTTGTGCATCTCTGGAAACTTCTTTTTGTATCGAGCATCAAATCCGCCTACGTTTCTAAAAGTTACGGTGTAGGTTCCCTTTGGTATCCTAGTTTCCCCGCGAACTTTCTCGTCCCTGTGTTCGTCCTCGATTGTGTAACATTGGAACTCCCCGTCAATAAACAGAAGGCCCATTGTAGCATCTCCTGTGTCTTGGTATCGTATTACCTGTAATCTCATATCTAGTATTGTGGGTTGTGTTCTAGTGTGCCGCCGTTAAGGATGTGTTCAAGTATTTTATTGTAACAAGTATCAACACCCCACTGACCTAATCCATGTGGCCCTGAGAAGTGTACTGTGATTCCTTCAGGAGCGCCTGAGTGCGTTAAAGTAATATCAATACCTCTCTGCACGCCAAAAGACATGTCGGCCTTTACAGAAGAGATATGGACTTGTGTGTAAGGAAGGCTCACCCACTTAACCCCTAAATCTTCTGGTTCCCACTTCAGGTCTGCTGTGGTAGGATTTCCTAATACTTTAAGAACGCTATCCTTTACCTTCAGGTATGCCACCCCGTTAAAATCTAAATATGAGTCAGCCCACAAACCAAAGTTAGTGTTCTCCTCTATTGTGGCTATGTCCTTTAATATGTTTGTTGATGCTATATACATAATCTTATGCTATTGTTGTCCAAGTAAATCCGTACTTTGTGCAAAGCTCGCCCCCTACGGTATTCAGGTCGCTCACTGAATAAGCGTTCTTATATCTCTGCTCCACCAAAGTACCCGCTGTAGTCACTGATGTACCCCGAAGACCAATATGGGTAGCTAACATATTGCCAACATCCTGAGTCTGCGTAGCCACTACAGCGCCGTTTTTATAGATGGTTATGTTCGCCCCATCACCAGCAAGTAACCACACAGCGTCATTTTCGAAATCATTGGAGGGTACACTTAATTGGTCTGTTACCGAGGCCCCCGATAAAGTATTACGAACCCTGCAATAATTAAAATCCTCAAAAAACGTTATAGCTACAGAGACATCCAGCGGTGTAGACATTAAATCTAGCCTTGCCCCCGCTATAGCGCTCCCTACAAACCAAAAAGTAAATCCAGTTGATAAATTTACGGGAACCACCTTATTATATCTATACCAATCTAAAGTAAAAGAAATAGATGGTTCATTATTGTACGATACGTCACTAGAATTATAAACAGCCTTTAAGGCCCCAGAAGACTGCACGGCATGATTGTCATTACCCGAAAGGTCGTTCATTTGACCCACTGGGTCTAGGTTCGAAACCGCGTCAGTATCAGATGCCTTATAAATTATCTCATACTCAGGCGCAGAAGAACCTCCACCGCTTACACTTACATTTATCCCCGTATATGTCGCTCCTACATTACTCATTACTACTTCCTTCTTTTAACTGATTTAACCTTTTTTCCTCCTGCACCTTGCTTTCCAATCCTTGCCTTTTCAGATTGCTTTTTCTTTAATGCCTTTGAAGACATTTCTTTTTTAGTAACTGGTGTCTTTGAAGACACTCTTCTTGATGGTCTACAATATTCACTCTTACCTCCTGTTCCACAGGGTTTATTAGTGCGAGTGTCTATCCACTTCTCTTTATCCCATCTCTTTAAGTCAGAACCTGCTTTAGTTTTTCTAACCTTGCCACTTTTTTTTCTACACTTAGCAGTTGCTTGTGCGGCACGAGCCGACCACTTGCCGTAACTCTTCATAACTTTTCTGTAACAAGCATCTTTAGGCATAGCTTATCTTTTTGATTTAGCACCTACACACTTCCAACGCTTTCGTGAAAGGTTGTTTGGTGTATTAGGGTTATTTCTTTTTTTAGCAGACAATCTTTTCTTTATTCCTAAACTTCTTGCACAATAGCTATCACCTTTAGATGTGCCTGGCCTTACCCTTGGCCCACCACCTTTTGCTTTACCTGCTTGACCATAGCTTACTTTTTTGCCACTTGAAGTAATTTTTACCTTTGCCTTTCCTTTTCTTGGTTTTACCATTGTTACGCTGCCTTTATCTGTTGCTTTATTTCTTTTCTCCAACTTGCAGGAATCGTCTTCTCACTCCACTTAATCCCGTGGTATTTACACCACTCCTTATACGTCTTTGAGCCACTAGCTTTTGTTAGTTTGTTGTTGGCGTTTTGAAATACCATCCGTATGTCTAACTCAGGGTGCTGTTCCACCACTGCTTTCATCTTGGTACGGTCTGCTGCCGTGAACCTCCCCTTTGTTTCTACAATCATAAGAGAGCCGTCGTGCTTCTCAAAGATGAAGTCTGGGTTGTATGTTTTTTGCGGCGGAGTCCACTTAATCTTTTCAGACTCATACGAGAATGAGATGCCCCTTTGGTTGCAGTCTTGTGCGAAGTCTTTCTCAAATAAAGAACGGAACTTTCCCATGCTCTTACGTCTGTGTCTTTTACGGGTGTTAGTTCTTTTTCTTCCCACTCTTATTTACGCACTCCTCTGTTACTATCTCCTCCTTTGTAGCCGCACTTACCACCCACGTAGGTGTTCTTCTTAGCTATTTTAGCCTTAGCCTTAGTTCGCTTAACCTTTGTCTTTGCCGACTGCTTCGCGGTCTGACCTGTGGGCTTGTGGTTAGCTACTCTTTTTTTCTCTTGTCTTTTATCCGCCTGTTTGTGAGCTTTAGCAATTTTCCTACTCATTCTAGTTGACGTCTTCTTCTTTTTTGTTGGGTCGTTCATGATGATGTTATTTATTTTTTAGCTCTTGCTCTAGCCCTTGCGCCGAATTTAATTTTTGCTTTCTCTACCTTCTTTTTCCTACTCTTCGTTACGAGTGGAATTTTTTTTTGATTTTAACATGATTACTTCTTTTTTCTGGTTACTGTTTTTCTTCTTGTCTTTTTCCCGTTTACCAATTGAACCCTTTTATTCACAGTTTTCCTCGGCGTTGACTTGTACACACTTTTAGACGAAGCACTTGTTCTCTTCTGACCATAATAATAATATTTAGAATCCTTAACGGTCACATTGCTTATCTTAGATACGCTTTTTGTTTTCTTTGGCGTGACCTTCAACTTCTCAGCTGTTGAGATATTCTTGTAGTTAGTCGCTGGACGTACATATTCGCCAGAGCGATAATTGTACATACCCGCAGTCTTACTTGCAGACCTAGTGGTAGTACTGGTGCTTCGCTTCGTCTTCAGTTTTTTCCCTTTCTTCTTGTGAAGTGTTGACTCTGACTTCTCCTTAGCTGGCATGCCATTGGGTGCAGTGCCTGAAGACCTATAAGAATAGGTCTTTGTCTTGTTCTTGGTTGAGACTTGCTTGCTGTAGCTGTTTGGTGTACTTTTCACCGTTTTAGTTCTTATTTTTTTTGGCACTCCCATGATTATCTTATTTTATATGTTCTATTTTTTGCGTTCTTCTCGTAAACTTTTGCTTTTACCTTTCCCTTTTTAGATACCTGTTTATACTTAACAGAACCCCTTTGATGTAATACTTTTCCCTCCCTCAGACATAGACTACAGTTTTCCCCGTTTGGATGTTACCTTCTTTTTACACCTTGATACCTTTGCGGTTGCACTCCCTTGACTACCGCACACATTTCCTGTTAACCCCGATGTTCTTCGGTGAATCTTTGGTGCTGCGGCTCTCGATTTACGCATCAACTTTTTTCGGGTACTAGACGGCTTGTACTTTTTATTCGGCTTACTCGCTGTAGAAACAGTTTTTCTAGCTGGAGTTCGCACCGTACCAGTTCCCATAGTGTTCGCGGTTTTTCTAGCCGCCATTTTCACTTTGTTATCCACCTTCTCTTGGGTGGTCATTTTCTTCTTCGCTTTCTTTAACGCTCTTTTTAACTTTCTATCTCCCATTGTTGTTATTATTTACGTCTAACGCTCCCCTTCATGGGAACTCGTTTGGGTGATTTGTTTGCCGTAGCTTGCTTCGCTCTAATTGGAGCCCAAGCACTTCCCTTCATGGGGACTCTTTTAACCTTAGACGCAGCAGCAGCCTTTTCAGCCCTTACCTGAGCCATATTTTTATTGTATGTGTTCACCTTTTTCTTAGGCGTTACACTCTTTTTTGCAGTAGAACCCGTGGGGTCTGACTTTCTTTTTTTTCTTTTTGTTGCCATAATGTTATTGTATTTTCTTGTTAGCCTTTCTAAGGATTAGGTTTAGTACTTTATCTGGCGCGAGAAGAAAGCCAATACCCGCCACCATAACAGCAGCAGGGACAGCGTAATCACCCCAAGCATATACTTGGTCAAGGAAGTAGCCCTTAGTAGCCATACCCGCACCAATTAAAAATAGGATTGAACCTATAATAGTTGTCTTGATTTCTTTTAAGTTGTTGTTCATAGCATCTCTTCTTGTACTAAATCAGTCTTCTCAATAAGCTCTACAGTAACTCCCTTAGCCTCTATCTCTTCTTGCCAAGCTTTACCTAAGTACCAGCCAGTACGCTCATCAGTAAGGGTACAAGGTATTGGTACTACATTCATTCCTGTTGTAGCTGTGAATGGTGCTACCTCTGTTGTAAAAAATATAAGTGTGTTCATAGTTGTCAGTTTTAATCTCGATATACCCAGTAGTTTCCTGTGAAGTTTGCCATTGCCCCATTATTATTGTTACCACTAAAATCGTAAGCTACTGCATCAGTATCCTCACCGTTAAGAGGCCACCAAAATTCAGGGTCAAAAGAAAATATCTCATACGGACTTAGTAGGGGGTTTTCAAAAAAAGAAAGTGCTTCTGCGGCAGTCGCTTCGTTTGATGAGTCTAATGATAGGTTTGACAATGTTCCGTCAAAAACATAAGCAGCATTGGGGTAATACCCTATTCGCTGAAACTTAATTGTTGTGGGAGCGTAATACGACCCTGAAGTAGACTCTACCCCGTCAACATAACATTTGACATTATTACTTGTATCTCTAGTAATGACAAGTGCGTGCCATGTATCTAACGCCATTGTAGGTACTGTCCATGAAAAATTAGTGGCTCCCGAGTTAAACCGCATTCTAATAGTCGTGGCGTTGATTAAGTGAATATAATCAAAGTTAGTTGTATCTGAAAGTATTATTCCAGCACCTACTGTTGGTGCAAACTCTGGCACATTGAACCAACAAGCTATTGTAAAATTATTGGTGGCAGCAGATGACCAAGGACTTATAGTTATAGCATCATCCACACCATCGAACAGTAAAGCATTCCTTCGGATAGCCCCTTTGAATGGTGTTCCTGTGAAGTTAGTCATCGTACCATTATTACCATTACCCGACTCGTCTACTACTGTGGTAGTGGATGTAAACTCATTGAAGTCGTAGTAAAGTGTAGGACTTGCTATTACTGTTGTTGGGTCTGCGCCTAGACCTAAGTTGTATAGGTCTGTAACTTCTGATGCTGAAGCTGCTGTGCCTGCCCACACACTTAAACTGTCTAAGTCTCCGTTGAACCAAGATACAGAACCGCCAGCATACCTACCCAACTGGTTAATTGTTAAGTTAGATTGTTGTATCGTTCGCTGCCCCGTAGAGCTTTCAATCCCATCGACATATACTCTGGCCTTATTTGTTGCATCGACGACTATCACTAAATGATGCCAAGCATTTGCTACTATAGGTGTCCCTATTGTAAAATTCGCTGACCCAGCAAGATACAATCTAATGTTAGTTGCTGAGGTTTGTCTCAATGATATGTTTGCACTTGCCGAGTTACCGAAAATAGTACCTGTATCAGCGTCTGGTGACTTATACCAGCAGCTAATTGTAGATAATCCACTCGTTAAGTCTACGGCAGAGTCTAATAATACATAATCATCTGTCCCATCAAACTCTAAGTAGTTCTCGAAGTTGTAGTGTGTGCCGTAGTAGGTTCCTGTGAAATTTGTATAAGTTCCATTGTTACCATTACCACTTGAATCTGCTGCCGTACTCGTTGTGTCGTTCAACTTCCACCACCCTTGGAGGTTCACGGAAGACTCATATCCTCCCGCGTCAATGGCTGGGCTTGCGCCTGCACCTTCATTGTAAAGGTCTATTACCTCGTAAGGCATTAGGGCTTTATCCCAGAACATTATATCTTTGAGCCAACCATCGTAAAGATTTTGAGTCCCTGCACCACTTACCTTACATCCTATAGTTGTGTCAATGGCATTCGTAAGAGTCCCGTTAACCGCAGCTACACTACCAGATACCTCAAACTGACCATCTAAATATATGTACCCTGTGGTTCTATCAGTAATAAATACTACATGATGCCACTCATTATCTGAAACAACCGTCGAGCCAGTAACAGCTACTGAGCCTCCATCATCTAAAGCAAGTGCGACATTAGACGAGTTTACAGAAACTTGCCACCCTAATCCACCACCATCTCTTTTCCCAAGAATAACTTGATTCCCAGTGCCTGTGGTTTTAAACCATCCAGCTACAGAAAAGTCCCCAATAGTAACGTTAAGAACATTACCCATAGTAATATAGTCATCAGTGCCATCGAAAAGAACAGCGTTGCCTAAAGGTAATAAAGCCCCAGAGCCACCAACATTCACTTGGCTACCATTACCAAGATGAGTAAGGGTGTCAGATATTCCTGTATATTCTCTACCTATTCCCACTCTTTAATCTGTTTCTATTCTTCTGTTCTCTATAATCGTGTCCGAGCCGCAATTATTTATTACGTCAACAAAGATTTCTTTCTTTCCCCAACGAGGTAGAAACTTCGCGCCTAACAATCTTTCACGCTCCCACCTATCTACAATGTAAAGGTCAGTGGTTACGTCTACGTTAAAAGTTCCTGAGCTATCTCCGTTAACCCAAAGAAAGGATGCCTTCACACACTTGTCGTTGTAGCTTGCCGTAAAATACGGAACACCTTTTATGATAGTATCTCTGATTTCAATAGTGTCTCTTACCTCTCTTACGCTCTTAATGTATTGGTACTTAATGATTTGTTTTGGTTTAACCGCGAGGCTATCTCTAAGAACCCGTAAGTCATCCGCGTAAAACTCTTCCATCTCAGCAACCTTAAGATTCTCTGCTTTTATAGTGCGTTGGTTCTGTGCGCGAACTGCTTCTGCGTTACCCTCCAACCTTTCAGACTCCTTCATAGCTGAACGATACATACCGAACAGAATAACTATGATAGTGATAAGAAGAGCAAACCAAGTCCACTTAGAGTTCAAAAGTCTTAATATGGTTATAGAACTAATCATGGCTTTAATCCAGATAGCACTAAGGCTTTTAGTTTGTCGCTGTGCATATTTAGCTCAACATCAAGCCCATCTCGTTTAGCCTCCTCGTCTAACACGCAACTTATAATCGCTCTAGGATAAACATCTTCTTTATTTGCAAATAAACCAAGAGCTACATATCCCGTTATTTTTAACTGTATCATCTTCTCCAAAAATAGTGGTGGTGAGTCTTTTGGTAAGTTGTCCTTGTCCGTTACCACAACATTACCCTCACGTTGCTTATACAGATTTAAAAGCCCGTACTGGTCGTCTAATGGCTTGTCCTGATATAAATGCATCGTCTCTGGCACACCTACCCTACACATTTGAGATGTCATTGTATATTTTTGAACTGACCTTGCGTTTATGTAATCCCCATTATGAAATTCCACAATGTCAATACTCTTTAAGTTGAAGGTATCCCGAAAGTAGTCCATCTCCTTGTAGAGTTCTGTGGTTCGGTCAATCTCCTTCTTTAACTGCTCTTGATACCGCCCCTTAGTCCAAAAGCCTTTAGCAAATATATTTTGCCCAGATGACTTTTTTATGTACCTAGCCAAAATTCCCAACAACCCCGAGGTTATCAGGAAGGTTACCAAATCCCCTATCCAACTCATATTTTTACGAGAATTGAGGGTAAGATACCGTTGCGTTATTAGTTGCTCCGTTTATAATTACGGGGCGTACTTTCTTACCTACTTGTGCGCCCTCAGAGTTGCCTGTAATGCTTGTAGATACGGGAAGAGCCATTGAGTTTCCATCTTCATCAATAACGTCTGCCACGCCCCCTGATGGAGAAGCTGCTGAGATTGAAAGCGTTCCTTTTGCATCGGCTTTTGCTACGTACTTGTAACTTGCTGCTGCCGCGAAAGCTGTTGATGGTGCTTTATTGAATTGACCCGATGTTCCTGCGCGGTCTATCTTAATAACCTCAAGAAGTTCGTCGTCTGTTGGATTCCAAACAAAAGCGCCTTTTGAGAGTACTGCTGTGGTAGTGGTAAATACATCACCTGAAGACGTTATAGTTCCCGAGGCTGCGGTAGTTGCAGGAGGGCAAGTGTCCTTGGTTGTGTATATTTTTTGTCTTAGTTTCATGTTCGTATGAGTTTACTTGCAAAAGTACGAATACCACGTGGGTTAGGGTGTAATGCTCACATAACTACCTACGCCGTATTTCCTTTTTTATTTTAGAATATACCTTAGCGTATTCTTTGTCTTTTGACGCCTTTCTATACGCATCAGCTATTAAATCTGCCTTCTTTCCAAAGTCAGCACGAATATAAATCGGTCTTTTTATTAACTTATCTATAGCTCTATATCTAGCTTCGCCTAATTTTTTATTTATCTCCCTGTATTGCTCTGGCGTCATATCGCCAAGATACTTGCCAGCCTCCTCCACTCTTCTCTTCTTTAGATTTGGTATTACCCTAGAGTCATGCGTCTCTCTGTAAAGGTTGAATATTTCGTTATCAACTGGGTCATCAGTCATTATACGCGACTTTGTTACATCTATTAATTGATAAACCCAAGGATTTCTCTCCTCTGGAGTTTGACGTATGTTCCTGCCAAAATAATCTACCCTTATAGGTAAATCTTCTGTGTTCCAAGTTTTATCTAAAATAACATTTTCAAGTTGTTCAAAAATATTATTACTTCTAAGGTCTGGTAAAAACTCCCTCTGCGCTCTATTTATTGCAGCCAAAGTGTTTGGTAGCGGAATTGAGGTCACCGCTTTAAAGGTATTCTTAAACCAATCCTCATATTTGCCATCAGACACAGCCTTTAATAAAGAGTTTATTCCCGCTAGAAAAGACTGCTCGGTAGAGAAACCTATGATTGATTGTGGAATTAATGAGTATTGCTCAATATACCTAGAATATTCCTCAGCTTTTGTCTCGCCCTTAGGCTTCTTTAATTCAGATTTTATATCAGCCTTATTAACTTTAGCATAAATACCAGCAACCATGCCGAACAACCCCATTTTACTTAAAGCCATAAAAGTATCATTTGGCTTAGGTGACGGGCTTCCTCCATTCATAGCGCGAATTATACCGCTAATATTTATTGAATTGGGTGGGAATGTAGCATACTTTAAATTCCTTTCCTTTTCTGTGTCGTCATCAATCCCCTCCGATATAAGACCCTTAGAAACCAACCACGCGGCCCCCCCGACCATCATCATTCCCGTCACGGATTTACCAAACTCAATATTCGCTTTTCTTTTAGCTGCCGTGTAGGCTGATTTCTCAGACTCACTTGCCTCTGAATACTTATTCCCATTTAGTGCTTTATTTGCCACCCTAAAATAAATAGCAGACTTAGCTGCTGGTAAGACTGGTAGTGCCAAGTCTATGGTTTGACTTACAATGTTGGCTGGCGTCTTAACGTAAGGAACGGATAATTTTATAACTAGTCTGGCAATTCCAGCAAAAGTTTTTCCTATTATAGGAACCTTACCGATAGTTGAATCAATCCCTCTGGATAGATTATTCATAAACCCTACAGCTAAATTAGATATAGTGCTTTCCTCCATATAAACAGCCTCTTTACTTCTTTCCTCAGCCCTAGCTAATGATTTTTCATCTGGATACTTTATAAAATTCTCTAATTCACTACCACTTAATCCCTTTATTTGTCCATACTCATATAACGCCCTAGCCCTAACTGGCATACGAAAAAGGTTATCACCAAGCCTTAGTAACGCAAACATAATTTGAGGTGGTGCGCCAAATAAAGCCTCAAATGCAGCCGAAACCTTACCTGATTTTTTACCAGTTTTTTTATTTATAGGTAGTGGCGCTTTTCCCATTACCTGAAGAAGCCCCCTATAAGGTCTGAACCCTCTTTGTATCTCACCCTTTGCTATGTCGCTTATTTGCCCGCTTACTATTTCATTAAATGATTTCTTAAGAGACGGGATAACCTCCTTTCCACCTCTCACATAACCGCCAATACTCGGTATATTAACCCTTGGTGAATTTGTCACGAAACTATTTACAGCATCAGCAATTCCAGCTATCGCCTCCACCGTCCCTCTAATGGGTAACTGAATTGCGTTAGTAAATATATTTGTTGCTTGAGACATTGGGGTGAGTAAATTACCCTGCACAGCAAGCCCCATTGAATCCCAAATACTTCTTGGCGTTAGGTCTAAAATCATCGTGTTTAATGGCTTAAACGATTCAGCAACTGCCATTTGCGCTTCAATCTCCTTTAATTCATTATTCTCAGTGGGATTTTCTCTTACCTCTTTTAATGCCTCTTTCAACTTTGAAACATCATCAATATACTTCTTAGATAAGTTTAATAGTTCTTGCTTATTTTTAGTTGGTATTTCAAGCCCACGCTTATCTAGTTCTTTTTGTATGTATGAGTAAATACCAAGTGGAGTGCTTCCTTTCACCTCAGCTAGTTGTCTTAAAAATTGACCAGCCTTTGTCCCCTTCTTCGCTATTACTTCAACGATATCATCAATTCCCTTTCCGTCCGCAAGCCTTCGGTTTATCAATTCAGCCGCCGCAAGCCCAGCAGTATTACCATCTCCCTCCTTTGCTGACATCAACCCCTCTTCAGTCATTTGAGAAACCAAATCCTCATCAGTCATATCAGACATATCGTCTTTTATGTCTTTTAAGACTTGCGGCTCATAGTAATTTTCTGGATTAGATAATATCTTAGCCTTTTCCCTATCTCCAAGCTCCCGCCCCACAACCTCCGCTTCCCTCTCGGCAAATCCCCTTATTTTACCTTTTGGTTTTACCTTTGATTCTTGTGTGGTTTCTGTTAGATTGCCTTCACTATCATCTCTTGTTTCGGCTTTCTCTTGCGTACTTACCTTATCTTTTGTTGAGGTGGGTGACTCCTCCTTTTTTAATCCTTCAATTAACGAATCATCCTTTATAACGTATTGCTGTTGCCTTTTTTCGCCCGCCTTCATCACCCCATCAATAGTGATTAGTTTTACGATTTGCGCATCTGAATTATTAATAGCCTTAACCTCAGCAGCACGATAATCACTCATGCCCATCCCAGTACCATCAACCTCTACAACCTCTATTGATGTACCTTTAGGTATTACGACCTCGGCTACACCTTCATCCCTACCATAAGTAGCGGCTAATTCAGAGTCCACTGAAGAGAACACACCTTTCGCTCCTTTGTGAGCATTTATCCTAAAGCCTTGTAAATCTTTCTTTCCGCCTATACCTTTGAATATTTTTACTGGATTGGCAGTAGAAAAGGTTCCCTTAGTTACGTCGGTGACCTCTTTCTTTCCTTGCTCTAGTATCTCAGGCGTGACAACATCTTTACCCTCCGTAGTAGCTACGTCAGGTTTAACCTGACTTTCTTGCTTCTTTTCGGTTGTTTTTTTGAAATAATCTGAAATTTCAACTGCTCGAATCGCATCGTTATGTAAATTCTTTACATCAAAAAGGTATCTATGAATCTTGGTCTTATCGTTACCAACGGCGGATATAGCCTCATCAGTTATAGACTCTATTCTGTTGGCTCGTTCTTCACTCGTTACATCTTCAATGATAAAAACTGGTATAGACTTCTCCCCTCTTTTTTTAGCTACCGTAGCCCTATTTCTCCCCTCTTGTTGAAATTTGCCACCCCTATAATCTAAATAGATTGGGTCTATTTTATCCCCCCTTTCAATACCCTCTTCTATCTTGTTTATGGATGTTTCATTTACCCCCTCATCTACTGATGACCCAAATCTCTCTCTTACTCTTGATAGGTACTCATCAGGGGACATCATTTCAACTTTATGTTTTTTGTCTTTTTGAAAAAAGAAATATCCACCCCCGCCCTCTAGCTTGTCCATTATCTCTCTCCGCCACTTTGACTCACTAGGCTTGGCAAACATACCAATGTAAGAGGACTCATCCTCAGCTATCTCAGAGAATTTCTCCTCCAAATTTTCACCAGTATCTTGCTTTACTGGCGTTTCTTTGCTCTGTGGCGTTGCGGGCTTTACTACAATAGACCTTCCCTCTATCCCGTTAGGTGGAACCACTTGAACGGGGACACCGTACTTATTAGCATAACCTTGCGCCTTCTCTTTTGTCTTGTCTAAATTATTTTCATGGTCAGACTCCATCATGTTTTGAACATAAACATCCTCGCTTACGCCAGCATCCCGCGCCGCATCAGAAAAGTCAATAGAAACGATTACACTTTCAAAAGATTGCGGTGATGTGGGTAATATTATTTCCCTAAGTCCGTTCTCTTTAGAAATTTTAACCTGTTCATCAAATAATATTTCCTTTTCAGAATCGTACTTCTTTCCTTTACGACCCTTCGGCAACTTGCTTTTATCAAAGACTAGACGGGCGCTAGTCATTCCCCGACCATCCCACTTATCTTCCTCACTAAAGAACACAGAGTCCTCATCTTTCTCCGCCCTAGGCATATTACTCTCGGATGGACGCTTTAAAACACCCTCATTTAACGCATCTAAAGTAAGTGATGTATGATAAAGTAAATCTTCTTTTACTGGCGTTTCTTTGGTTTCTGTTTCACCTGAAAGTTTCTCGTTAAACCTTGGATTCTTCGGATTGTTGTACCCGATACGTTCCTCTGTCTCTGCTGGAGCCTTAGATAAGCTCTCATTTATCTCAGCGATTCTCTTTGCTTGGGGGCTGGAGTCAGCAATAACCTTGTCAACGCCCTCTATTTCAGCCTCTAACTTAGCCTTTTCTTTTATTAGGTTCGCGTCCTCAGCCCTCTTCTCGTTGCTGTCAGTTGGGAGGGTCTTGCTCACCGCATCTATTCCTTGCGAGAGGTCAGTCTTTAACCTTTCGCCCTCTTCTTGAGATACGATTCCGTCGTTAACGTCTTGGTCTATGTCGTTAGATAATTTCTCTAACTGAACCTCATCTAAGCTTGACATTAATTCCACATCTTTGCTTGAGATTCTGTCAGTGAGTTGCTTTAGTTGGGCGGGGGCAGAGATTACACCACCAGCACCAACACCAACGATAAAGGCATCGGATAATCCACTTGTAAGTTTCCTGTCTGGGTCTACCCCTGTAATAATGTCTGACACGTTCTCTGCGAACTGAGAGGCCATCTCTTCAATTCCCTCTATTATCACTCCTACGGGAGTTGCACCATACTTCTTCATCGCATCTGTGATAGACTTAACCGCGAACTTCTTAGCTTCTTCTTTACCAGCTTTAGCGCCCATCGTGGAGAATATAGTCTTCATCGCTCGGGCTATACTTGCTGTACCTAAAGCCTCCGATACTCCTTCCGCGAGTCCAGTACCCCAAGCGTTTAAAAGCTTTTGACCCTCAGATACTTCAGACTTCTCTAGGTCGCTATATTTGCCAGAACCAGATACTACGGATGTACCAACCATTAAAGGGATTGGGGGTGCGCCAGCAATACTAGCACCAACGATTCCAAGAGTGTACGGAAGTGTTTCAGCAACCTGACCACTAAGAGCTTTTAATCCATCTGCAATATCTCCATTTGAGAATAACTCAGATACACTTTTTGAATAAACGTCATCAATGTTTTTTAACTCTTGCTCCGCTTGTTGTCGCCAAAGACCTTTAACTTTTTCGTAAGCATCTTTTCCACCAACACTCTCTACTACCGACTCGAAGTCAGTACCAATAGGTAGACCCGTCTTTTCCGCTATGTAGTTCTGCGGAGCTGCAAGAGTGTTGTATATGAATTCTGGAGACTCAGCTACAGAGCTAAAGAACCTTGCAGCACCTTTGTTTGCTAGTTGGGCTAATTCTAATGGGTATCCAACAGGGGCTTGGCGATGTTCGTCAGCCTCCATTTGTCGGCCATACTTACTAATAAGACGTTCAGGTACATCAATAACAGGCTCTACGTAACCCTCTTCTGATTGCGCGGCTTCTACGTCAGCGTAAAGGTCGTTCTTAGGCTCTTCGCCAACTGATTCGGAAGTAGTGATAGCCTCGCTCGATGGTGTAGGTTCTTCCAAAGAGCTTGAAGCTTGTGGCTCGGACTTGAATTTTTTTTTTAACTTACGTAACGCATCCTTAATCTCGTCGTCTGAGAAATCATATCCACGCATCTTCTCCACCAAGGCTTTTGCCTTAACAGAAAACTCATCGTTACCTTGTTGCTTTCCCATTATTCTCCAAGTACTTCATTAATTAAATCATCATCAGATGGTCTTTCTGTACCGCCCTTCTTTTTATCCGACCTCTTAAGCATAGTAGAGACATGTGCCTCGCTAATCTCTAAGTTTTTCAACTTAGAAATATTATCTTGACTGAAGGGCAATTCAATAGTTCCATAATCAGAAGATGTGATTAAAATAGTTCTAGTCCCATCCTCATACTCTCTTATTTGGTCAATCTTACCCCTGATAGTCTCACCGTCTTCGTCATACCAATTCAAGGCAACTAAATCTGAGTCTTTATATATTTCTCTTGGCATTATGAAGGTATATTTTTTACCTGTAACCGAACCCACACTTGGAAGACCCCTGTACTTAGTTTTCCGACCCTCTGCATCCGTAAGAGTTACACCTTCATTGGTCTCCCCCTCAGACACGGTAAACCCAAATAAATCATTTCTGTAGCCCCCATTATCTAATTTGATTAGTCCACCGCGTCTTTCTCTGTCGTCTTCCGTGTTCTTTAAAGTCCTTTCAAGTGGGGCTATACTCAATAGCGAGAACATATCTTCAGTAGCACCAGAAATAGCGTTACTATAAGCCACATCTGGGTCTTCAATCCCCTTTGAGTAATCCCACATAATTTGACCCTTAGCTTTGTCGTTAGAGCTAATGATAATATCCATTACCTCTTTACGCATACTCGGCTTCACTTTTTTAAATACCTGAGTTAAGCTCATTTTACCGATATCCCGCACATTTATATCTTCATCAAAGTATTTACCAGCTGATTGTGGGTCTGCCGCTAAATTACCTAATATTTTATTACCCTCAGACGCGACATACTGAACAACATCAAAAGACTCTTGTAATATAGAAAATGAGCTTATCGCTTGGGTTGTTAGCGCACCTAAATCATTGGGGTCAAGATTTTCTTCCCCGCTATACTCCCTAAAATTCTTCAAAAATTCTTCGGGGTTTCTGTAATTGTCCCTTTTTTTATTGAAGTTAGAAACAGCAGACGAAATGTTTTTATCTTCGTCGTTTAGTTTCTTAACGTAAGAACCAAACTCCTTTAAATATCTTCCAAAGTTATCTAAGTCAGACATTGCGTTAGACTTAAACTCTTTTAGCTTTTCATTGTACGCTCTTTGATATACAGGAGATGTGTACTTAACATCCGAGTACATACCTAATTCTTCGTATAGCTTTTTTTGCTCCTTATCCCGTTCTTTTACCGCCGCTGCTGCACGCTGTTTTTCAGCATATAGCCTATTAGCATAAGCATCAGCGTACTTAGTTACGTTCGTTGGCTTATATACTATTGGTTGTGTTCTTCCTGCCATTTTATACTATTTTTAAACCTTACTCACCTTTATATGTCTGCGGTATAAA